GGATCCTCTGTCCACACCGACCAAGCGAGCACAATTATCGGGAGCGTAAGTATCGCAAGGACGATTTCGTCCTTGTAATCGTTTTGACGGGCTTCTAAAAGTTTGCCCTGGTAAGATTCTTCCCCACGAGCTTGTTTTTCGGCATGTAAAAGCTGTGCATCAGACATAGCCATCTTTGCTCTTTGTCTGTTAGCGTAAATTTTACCGCCTGCTTGTAAAGCAAGTTTTGCTAATCCAAACCAAGCCATATTAGTACCAAGTTACAGGTTTTTGCTTCTTACGAGTGTATTGACCCGTAGGAGCGACCTTATCACCAGTCGCAATGTAAGTTTTTCCTCTGAAACTAGTCTTTGATCTTGGATCAACTGACTTTTTCTGTTCAGGAAACGAACCTACTTTAGCTTTTTTATAATTCCAAGCCATATTTTCCTCCTTTTAAATTAATCTACTCCTTTTATAACACCTTTATTACGAGAAGCATAGAAAACTCGCTTCGCTTTCTTCTTCCCATAGGTTTTTTTCATTTTTTTCATGATTTTTTTACCTTTTTTCGTTAATGGCATTATTTTCCTCCCTTTGGCTTCATTCTAGCTAACTGAAGTCGGTTTTGATTAGCCATATCTTGTTTTACAAGTGAAGTATCAGCTCTTAATTCAGCTAATTCTTCATTTTGATCAAGTTTATCATCAGTAATATCTCTATTTTGTACTAATTTAGCTCTATCCACATTAACTCTAGCTTCCATTTCTTGTTTTTTACGCTCATTTTCCATTGCTTTCAAGTCTACTTCTCTAGATTTAAGTTTAAGTAATGGATCATGGTCAAATTGAGATGTAATTTTCTTCTCTTCCTTCATAAAGTCTTCAGTTAATTCTGCAATCAGAATTGCTTTTCTTGCTTCCATCTGTTCTGAGAACTGTTGAAGCTGTCTTTGAATTTGTTGCTGCATTTGTGGGTTCTGTTGAGCTGTTTGTTGTAGCTGTTGAATTTGTTGAATCTGTTCTTTAAATTCTAATTCAACTTGTTCCTGAGCCATGATCGAAATATGTTCTAAAATATTCTTTTCCATAGAAATCATAACCGGCGGAGCATTTCTAACCATGTTTGTTGCCATAAAATTTAAGTGAGCTGTAACATGCGCTCTATGATCTTGACCTCTAAATGCTTGAAAAGGTTTTTGTGTTAATGCATCAATATGTTCTAATGCAGGATCTTTAGGTGCGGTTGGAGCAGGAGGAGGTAAAATTTTATCAATATCTTTAATTCCTAATGCTTCATACATTTTTCTATAAATCACATACATATTATGTATTTGTGGATTTGAGGTTGCTAATTGTAACTCTGTTTGTGCAATCGTAATTCTTTGAGACATTGAAAAGATGTTTGGATCTGCAACAGGAAGAATATCTACTCTATCATCAAAATCTTGAAGTTTAACTTCTCTTCTATCTCCAACTACATCATATGGATAAACTGGAGGTAGATATATCTTAAATACTTTAGCTAATAATTTAAATTCTTGTTTTAATCCTGCATACAATCTTTTATGAATTGCAGACATTACTCTTGATCCTCTTTCAAGTAATGCAACTGTCGTTCCAACTGCAGCTTGTTGATTTCCATCTCCAACTTGCATATCAGCAATAGCCGCAAATCTTTGACCTGCTTGAACCACAAGACCCATTAATTGTAATAAAGTTTGTGATGGTTCTTTATAAGGTAGAGGATAGAACGCATCTTTTAAACTTCCGCCCGGAGTATCTACATCTTTAAACTCTCCTGGTTGAATTGGGGATGCTTCATCTTTAACTCTTATTCCTCTTTGTTTAAATCCCGCTGGTAAATTCGATAACGTTCCCGCATCCAATAATTGACGGAGAGCCGCCGTTGCCGTACGGCTCAGTCCGCCAATCATATGAATGAGTCCAAAACCATAAAATCCTAGTCCTGGCAGAAATTTGAAGTGGACAAAATATTGGATTTTTTTTCGTTTTGGATCATTGGGCTCAAAGTTCCTCTTAATAGAAAGAACTTTTCGACTACCTTCTTCGATTGTTACGATGTAAGGTAATTTCACTCCGGTAGGACTTCCATCTTGTCCTACATCTTCAAAACCTTCCAAATCTAAATTTACATGACATTCCAGCAACGTATAAATACGTTCTTGTCTACTTTTTTTAGATCCTTCCAGTTCTCTCTCTTTTTCGGTAACTTTATCTTCAACTATTCCTGGTTGATGTAATTCAATGTCTTTATAAAAACCTGAAACTTGTTGTTTTCTTAAATCGTTCTCTGAAATTTTAACTACATGAACAATGGCTTCCGCATCCTCTAATGAGGTAGCAGAATACGGAACCACTAGATCATCTGCTGGAACGAACTTAGAAACCGCTCGTCCTAGTAAATCGTCATAATAAACTTTTTTAAATGTTGATCCACTTAAAGGTAAATGGAATAACATTTGATCAAATTCGAATTCATATTCCATCATCTGATCCATGATGTAATAATTCATAAAATCTTTAACTCGATTTGCTTGTTGTTCTTTAGCTTGGTTGGAAACTCCTAAAATCTGTGTACGTACAGGTCCTTCAGCAGGAAGCAATTCTTTGTAGGCTCCAGCTTGAAACTGTGTAACCGCTTCAGCTAAAACCGGGTGTGTGGCACCGGATGCGCCTTGAAAAGGTTCACTTCTATTTTCATATTTAAATCCTAAAAGATCTAACCCTTTAATGTAACTTTCTTCCCATTCTTTTCTAGACATTTTATAATCCATGTAATTGGATTGCATTTCGCTACCAATGGGATCTAAAATATCATCAGGAAGTAATTCTGCTAAATTGTCAAAATGTTTTTCAGTTCCAGGAATATTTAATCTTCCTGGTTCAAAATTAAGTTGAACCCCACCATCTTCAAGTTGTGTCACTTCAATGGGTTCTTGTGTAAGTCTCTCCGTTTCTTTCAGAACAACGTCTTGATCCGGTCCCGGAACTTCAACGTCAGTTCTTACTATATTAGGGAGTCCTTTATCGATTCGATTATCTGCCATTTATACTCCTACGTGTTTCTAACATTATTTAAAAGGTAAGGCAAGCCACCAGAATTAGGTCCTGATTTAGGTGGTTGAGCGCTAACTCTTCCTCCTGTTGCAAATTCAGGTTCTATATCATCAAATACTCCTGCTTCTATTTCCGCAGCCTCGTCCATTGCTTGGTGAGCTCGGCCCTCTGCCCAGCTAACTTGTTCTTCACCTTTAGTCAATCCATGTTTATTTACATTCTTAACTGTACCAGTAGTATATGTTTCCATAACTCTTCCATTACCACCAAGAATCTCATCTACTGTATTATGAGTCACAATATCCCAATCCATATCATCAGGGCCTACCACATAAGGAGCTTCATCTACAACTTGAAACTCTCCTTTGAAAAAATGAGGCTTTTCTCCTTGGGCTACTTCTATCCAGTGCGGATGTTCATAACTTATTGACCAATTTCCGTCATATTCATTTTTCCCCATAACCGTATAGTTATCTCCTTCTTTAAGGACATCAATTCCTGGAAGATCATCTCCTGCTTTAAAAGAAAACATACCATCTCCTTCGTAAAGGAATCTTCCTTCTCTTTCTAATTTAGCAATAAAAGCTGGAAACCATTCTGGCATTTTGGAAGTTGTACCTACTAACGGTTTTATAAATCCAGCTGATTTTGGAACAGGGGTTATTTTAAATACTTTATCCAATCCAAAAACTTTTAACGCTCCTAAAAATCCAACGGTTCCCATCGTTGCAAGAAAGTCTCTTCGAGTAAATCCTTTATGTTCTAATTGTTCGGTAATTCTATCTCCAATTACTTGAGCATCTTTTGTATTTTTAAAATGATTTTTAATGTGATTGTAATATTTAAGCGGTGGAACAATCGGAGTTGCAATTTCAGCTCCTAATTCCGTCACTTGACCAAATCGTTTAGCTGCCGGAGTTAATCCTTCTTTTTTTGCTTCATTCTCCGCTACTGTTTTTAATTTTCTCATAAATTGACTTACTTTAGATAAACCAAATATTTTATGTCTCTCTGGATCATCTAAATGATATAACCAAGGTTCGTTCTTCTGTTGCAGTACTAATTTTCTAAAAAGTTGGCCAGCTTGTCCTGGAACCCATTCCACACCTCTAGCGACCCCTGAAAGGGCTCCCATAACTCCATGTTTCATGCCTGAGGGATGAAATACGCTTTTTAAATTTTGTTTAAATTCTTCCATACCACCTTGACCC